ACAAGACAATTAGGATTAACAGAATGTATTTCTGCTAAATTCTTACACAAAGCATTATTAAATCCAGCGTATGCTTCTGCTGTTTTATCGTTGGGACAAAAAGAGTCGTCTAACATTGCTGTACGTATTCAATCAATGCCTGCTAACGTAAAAGATCTTAAATTTTTAACTAAATCTAAAACTGAAATTCACTTCCAGAATGCTGGTAAAATATGGTTTCGTCCAGCTACAGATAATGCTACGCGTTCTTTGGAATCTGTTAGTGATATTTTTTATGATGAAGCTGCTTTTCCTCCAAATTTTAGTGAGATTTATGCCTCATCAACACCATCTCAAGAAGCGGTAGGGGAGAATGCTAGAACTATAATGGCTACTACAATGTCACAACTAGGTAAGTTATCGACATTTTGGCAAATGTTCAATAGCGCTAATCCTGTGGATGCAGAATCTATAATTCAACGGATAAAGTTGGGGAAAGAAGAGCCATGTTATTGGTGGATAGATGACAATGGTTGGGCGAAAGTTATTATCCACTGGAAAGCACACCCTATATATTCTTCTGTACCTGACTTCTTAGAGAAAACTAAGAAGAAACACAAGCTAACAGATGATGCTTTGAACAGAGAATATAATTTAGGTATTCCTGACTCAGGTGGTGCATTATTCAGTTATGAATATGTCTCTAAATGCGCAGTCGGTAGTTGGCAATTACCAAACAAAGATAGATATTATATGGCTGCTTTAGATCCAAATTTTGGTGGTACAGACTATTGGGAATATTTGATTATTGACATTACAGAAACTCCTTATCAAGTAGTTGCAGAATATAGAGAAAACTCTAGACAATCTTTGTATTGTATAGACAAAACGCTGGAGTTATCTGATGCCTATAATCCAGTTTTAACAGTGATAGAACATAATTCAGGTGGTGCTATTATTGCAGCTGAAATCTCCAAATTGAGGCGTAATTTATCAATTGAAACTGTAGCTACTACCAACGTATCTAAAGTGCAAAATACAGATAGATTAGCGTTAGCTTTAGAAAAACAAGAAGTTATATTCCCCTACAATTGGGATGGATTAACAGAATTTGGCGCGTTCTCTTTGCAAAGCAGAAAAGCTATGTACGGACATGACGACTGTGTTATGTGCCTTGCTATTGCTTTTGCTAAATTAGATGTTGCTTTAAGACGCAAAGGTACTGCCCTAGAAGGAGATCTAGGAACTATCGCGGGACGTAAAAGCAGATTTAGATAAGGAAAGCCCTGTTGAAGAGAAGGGCATAGAGAGGGATAAAATTATTGTACCAAAAATTTTCTATATTACAGTTTTGCGTATATGTAACATATAATTAAAATTATATTATTTAATAACATTTTTGTATGGTTAATTACGGAAAAATATTTAGCAAACTTTGGCAATTTTTTAGAGGCTCTAATAATCTAGAAGGCATTAGGCAATCTGTTATTTATCCGCACACTCAAACTAAAAATTATTTCGATTTACCAGAAACGCCTATACGTCCGGTACACGGTGATTTGAATATATCTTACGAACTTCTGGAGATGTATTATTGGAGTTATGAATACAGGCACTCCATTGATACTATCGCATCTGATTGCTTCCAGGAAGTGGAAGGACAAGTCAGCAGTTGGTATGTCAATCCTACTTTAAGTGATGGCACAGTTGTTAGTCCGGAAGTGCTGGAAATAGCCAAAGAGCTATCAGAGTACAGATATGGTAAAGAACTAGTATTAGGCGGTGATTTCTTAATTAGAGCAGCGATAGAAGCGTTAGCGTTTGGCGACAGTTTCGTTGAATTAGGCATTGGTAAAACAGGAATTGGTAATAATGATTGGGACATTGTTTCTAGTCAGTATTTACCTACTTTCTCTGTATTTGTGGAAAAGACTAGCAGTAATCAAACAGTAAGTTATATTCAACGTACAAGAGTCATGCCATCGGAGGATGATATTCAATTCAATCCTGTTAAAATACTGCATTTTAAATACAAATCTAGAGGATTGTATGGCAATTCTATTGGATTTCCTTCTATAGAAACATGGCGTAAATTCAAAGAGTGTTCTGTGGCATTAGAGACAGCAGCGCGAGATGTGGGGATTACTCCATGGTTGCATATTTTACCAGAAGACAAGACGGAACAAGACAGAATAGATTACATGCAGCGTCATGAATCTATGTCAGCAAGTGGCATTATTACCAATTTGTATTTACTGTCTGGCTCTGATGTCAAGAAAGCTGCTGGAACAAGTGGTGATTCATTAGCTCCTTTAATTGATTATTGGCTAAAGCTAAGATATCAATGCATTCCTCCTAGAGTGCCTGCCTGGATATTTCCAGGATTAGCAGAATCCACAGGTTCTAGAGATATTCATGGACAGCCAGCGTTAACTTATAGTCGTCTAATTGGTGAAGTCCGTTCCTTGATTGGAGAGCAAGTTAGATGGGCGATTTGTCTAAAAATGGTATTAAGATATGGATACGATTTTTACATTGCTAACAGGCATTTTGATGTCAAATGGCCTAAGTGGGTATTAACTCCTAACTCTGAATACACACAAGTCATGGGTGAGTTTGCTTCTCCTACTGATATTCCAACAACTACAGAATCTCCGGAGTCATATGGAAACTAATTTTATTCCAACTGAACAATCAAATTTAGAGCCGTTAGAAACATTGCTAAGACGTGCTTTAATCTTCCCTGAAGATGTTGACAAATACATTGAAGATTGGGACGAAAATAATCCAGATTATGCCGGATTACTCAATGCTGAAATTTTACCAGAGGAGACATAATGGATTTTGCGTTTGATCCAAAAACTCAAAGATTTAGATATACTTCTGGTATTTTTGCTGGTAAATTTGTGTCTAGAGCAGATGTCCAAGAAATTATAGAAAATGGAATTAAACGATTAAAAACTGATATAAAAACTGTAACTGAATTATTATTAAATAATAAAATCAGTGTAAGTACTTGGGAATCTACTATGGCTGAGATTATCAAGAAAGGAGACACACAATCTTATCTAGCAGGCAAAGGAGGCAAGTACATTTTTAAATCTAGAGACAAAGGCATTGTAGGTAAAGCCTTAGCTGAGGAATATGCTTACTTACGTCGTTTCTCTCAAGAAATTAAAAATGGCAATTTATCACCTTCTCAGATAAAAGACAGAGCTAACAAGTACGGAGATTCTTTCTATAAATTCTATGAAAGAGGACGTGCTGAATCTCATAAAGAAGCTGGATTTAGATGGGAGAAATGGATAATTGGTGCTTACAACAATGTTTGTCCAGATTGCATAGCTTATTCATTATCCGGCTGGCAATTAATTGGACACTTCCCATCAATTGGTGTGGCAACAGCATGTAAAATGCGTTGTAGATGCCATAAAGATTATTCTAGTAATGTTAGTAAACCTGATTTAAATTTATTAAATTCAAGACAAGGATGGATTAATCATGCTGCAAATTATGGAACTTACAAAGTCCGCTAAACGTGTTTTATACATGGGAACTCCTATTCCAGAAGATTTGGATAAAATCAAATCATTGACAAAACAAGAATGGGAAGCTGATGAATGGTTTATTGTTCCTTTAAGAGCATCTGATAATTTGGTAAGTCGCAATTACAAAGTATGGCATGACAATGTTTTAGAACAAATGCCACAGCAATTAATTGGTAAAAGTTTACTTAAAAATCATGATTGGGATAATGTAGAAAATTCTACTGGTTTTATTTTAGATGCTTTTTTGGCTAATGACTCCTTGCCAGAATATAGTCAAGATAAAATGTATAAAAACTTATCCTCTATTAAAGATAAAGGATATAAATGTGTTTACTGTATTGCTGCTATCCATGCTTCAAAAGCACAAGATATCATGGATATTAAGACAATGCGGATTAGTAAATGTTCTACTGGTGGTGTCTTATCTGAAGTAGATATTATTTGCCCAAACTGTTCTGCTGAATATGGTAGAGAAGTTAGCTTTTTTGAAATAGACGAATATGGGAATTATATTTGTCCTCATCAAATACCGGGTGGATACGATTATGATGAGGACGACGAATTAGCTGATTACGCTATTTGGAATGGAGTGTTCGATGGAGTCGAATTGTCCTTGGTTGTTTGCGGCAATCTGTTCAAAGCTGAAATCATTAGATAGTTCCTCTAATTCTTCACTAGAGATTAGTTGATAAGTCACAGGCATAATAATCTGTGGTAATATCAAATCTCCTACATCTTCCTGTGTTGGAACTGGGAAGATGTAAAAATCTTTGAACTCTTTAATCTCCGCCCATGTTGTAGTCTTAGCAGCATTTATATCCGGCTCTCCTGTCTCTGCATTTACAGATATTATGCCTTCCGGCGTGACTAATTCTGGTGGAAACATAGATGCTAAAGTGACATTAATATAATTTAATGCCGTCTGTGCGTCTTCTTTGTTTGTGAATTTGTAATACATATTAAACAGCAGTTAATTGAATGTTGGCGGAAGTTAAGGTATTAGCCGTGTAATTGAACTCTTGGAAACTCCCATAGAATCCTAATCTTAATAATACTTCAGTTTCATTAACTGCGGTAGTTGTAACCATAATACTAATTATTGGTAATTCAGTAGTAGTATTTGTGGATATTCTTAGGTTTGTAGCAGTAGGTGGTGTTATCTTAACATACCCGTAAAGAGTTCCTATGTATACAAAATTTCCAGTATTTGTAACACTTATTGAATTAAGAGTAATTGTTTTTGTGCTACTGAACATAACACATGTTATGCCATTTATTGTCTGAGTTGTTAAACCAGATATTGTTTGATTGCTAGTTCCAGTTACTGGAGTCCATGCATTTACATTGCTACCATTAACAGTTAAACCACTATTAGATCTATAACTTCTAGTTACTCCAGTTGTTAAAGTAGTTGGTGCTGCTCCTAATGGAATATTTAAACTTTTCTTAGCTAAAATCCAAAAACGTGCTTTTTGCCCTGACACTGTTCCGTTTGAAAAGTTGTATTGTACTCCATTTAATGATTCATTGGTGTTTCTTAATGCTTGCTCCCATGTCTTCCATTTAGTGTTGTAAGTATCTATTGCATTTGCGTGCTGATTTCTCATTTCCGTTAAAGTAATTTGATTACTTAAATAACTGTCGATTATTGTATTCCAATTAGAAATCGTGTCTTGTGTGTTGGTTTCGTTAAGATCAGCCTCTGGACGACGGTTTTGGTGACTTAATATTGCTGGGACAGAGAAAAAAATGTTTGTAACATTTGTTATTGTTTTACCAATATTGTTCGCAAATCCAGTAGCTATTGATATTAAAATATTGTCTAGTGATAGTTGTGTTAATGAGGTGCATTGAAACCAAGCATCTTCCATATTAGTCACATTCTGAGTATTAA